CCGTTCTCATTGGTCCTATGATCGAAGTGATTGAGAAACTTCACCAACTCATCCATACTCTTACGCTGCATGACGAGAACGTTTGGCTTGTAACAATAAAACTCGCGTTTCACAACATCTCTGAATGCAGGTGACAACAATGCGACACTCTTGCCTGTCTTGTCATACTGCACTGTCTGCGGAAGCTTCAGTGCAGTATCGTATGAGTTATCCATCTCAGGTTTGAGTTTACCCTTCAGCATGAGATTGAGTTTCTTCGTCGTTTGAACCAAATCAGCAATGGCAAAAGACTCGTCGTTGAACAAACGCTTCAGTTTGGTAGCCGACTGCTTGGCTGCCCACTCTCGAATGTTTCGCTCGTTAGGAGCTATGGGCTCTTGCGTTTTCAAGAAAGCTTCGGTGCCGGGAACAAAGTACACCTCGTACATTGCTTTCTTTACCATCTCCCACTTCTCAGCATTACTGCTGGGTGTGAGATGATACGGTGTATCCGCATTGCGTTTGGCGAGAGTTGCCAACGTGTTAACCGTGTTATCCTTGATATGCGGTAACACATGTCCACGCAAAACGGGTTTGAAAGCAACCTCCGGTTTCAGAAAATCCAACTTACTTACGTCAAGCTTCATGCGCAACGTTCGTGCCACGATGCTGATCTCGCCGTAAGCTCTGTCCGCTTCAATGTACTCGGTCTGCATTATCATACTCTGTGGAAACAGAATGAGTAACGCAGATCTGATATCCTCCAATGGATTAGCTGAGACGGAACCCTGAGCTAAATCAAGCTGCATGGGTGGGGCCAGATACGTATTGTAGATGACATCAACCTTAGTTGAAACTGTTGGAGCATCATCAAGCACACGTCTAACCAGTTCGTCCGCTTCAGGTGTAAAGCTTTGAACATCGTCCAGTTGACGCTCACGCACCTCCATAACTGGTTTCCTACGTAGCTCGTCTCGCACGTACTTCAAAGAACCGACTGCTACTGGTACTGTATAGCGCTCTGGTGTAACCGGAACGCTTCTCACTTCAGAGAACAGTGGGGAGTCTTGCGGCAGTACTTCGGCATCAAATGATGTTATACAAGCTGCTTGATTTCGAACAAACGTAGTTACAGAAGCCATCTTGTCCAGCCAGGTACTCTTGGCGACCGGAATGGCATCAATGTCTATGGCTTCATATGCCAAGCTCTGCATGACGTTGTCGTCACCGAATGTATGCCCACGCAAATGTGGAGAGAATCCATAACCGGGTCCATACCCAGTAGGGTACCACTGGTAGCCTTTCGCGCTCTCGGAATCGTGTTGATGATACTCACGGTAACCGACAGCTTTCGTGAAATCCGGCATAGCCACATCATACCTACCTTCGATTGAATAATTGTATTCACGAAGTACGGCGGTGAAGCTCGCTGCTACCTGACTAACAATGCCATTGCCCATGGCACATATCCGCTGATGCAACAAGGATAGAAAACCCATAGACGAAACACCCACCGACAGACGCGCTGCCGGAGCTATCGCAGCAGTTGCTGCTCCGACCGTGAACTTCGTCATGAAAGCACGACAGAACAAGACTATCAGCGCAAACTGACATTGTTGTACAGTCAGTGGATTTTTCTGCTTGACTATCTGTCCTTGAGATATGACAGTATACGCAGTTGAAAACAATCGCAC